CCCCTTGTGAAGGAAGGCGCCCCTTTGTTGCGGGTTGCTAGTCTTTAAACAGGATGCTCAGCACTAGATAAAGGGCCAGAGCTTCAAATAGGCGCTCGCTCATAGTCGGAAACGGGAAGGGCAAGGGGTGTAGGCCAGCACGAAAGCAACCGCCATAGGAAGCCATAGCGCAAGAGCAGTCTCTAGCGAAGGGTAACAAGCAAGGATGTAAGCGTCGCCAGCGACAAGCGCGAGGCATGCGAGCCTGATTGCGAGGGTGTGTTTGCGGGTGTTCATGATTAGAGGGTGTAAAGGTTTAGTGCAGAAGATACGCAACATTGCTCTGGCTTTGCCAGCAAGCGCGGCAGTCTCTGCACTGATTGCCCTGTGTAGGAGCGGGACACGTTGCGGCCGCTTTATTGCTGGTTACTGTGCTGGTGACAACGCCCAAACGGGAAGCGAGCGCAACGGGAGCGGGACCGTTGACTAGATACGCGGACAAGCGGACGGTAAGGTTGCTAGGGAAGGCGCCCACGGTCTCAATGTAGCGTTGCACCAGAGCATACTCTTTAGTCGGAAGCCAAAAGCGGATCCCAGGAAGCGCAAGGGCAATCTGCACAATTTTCAGAAGGCCTTTCCAATCTGGAATATCGCCACTATCGAACCAACGGAAGAAGCCTGACTTTTCTTCCTTCTTAATCTTCGCGACCATTACGGGAACGAAGTCCGCGGATTCAAATGCTGACAGCCTGGCATTTAAAGCGCGCTGTACGTTGCCGAAACGGTAGTTGCCGCTTCCGGCGTAGCAAGCGGAACAGATTGTTCCGGGTTGTTTGGCAAGCTTGCTGCCGACGGTGCAGACCGACAAGGGAAGCGAGAAGGACCGGCAAGGCATTTTGCTAGGTGCCGAGAGGGTGAACGGAACGGACGGGAGGGTTTCTTGAAGGTGTCTCATGGTGTTTAGTTTGTTAGGGGTGAGACTAGCGCACTGTGCCGCATATGCAGCCTTTGGCGCCACAGAGCTTCCGCCAAATACGCTGCCGCAGAGCTATTGCTAGCCTATCGGCGCGCGACCGATTGCAAGGCCGGTGGCACTCAGCTTGCCAAGCGGCATCAAAGATCTGCTCTACAGTCAAAACAGAGCGGATGTGGATGGACGTGCCATGGAAGGAATTAGTGAGGGTTTGCATAGGTTGTTTAGTTGTTAGGCGCCGGCGTGATTGCTGGCGCGCGTAGAGAGTATCGGCACGTCTTGGCGAAAGGTTAAGCAGAAAGTGAAGAAAAGTTAAGCAAGGCAGCGGACCGGGTGCGAAGGGTGGCAAGCGTGCCGGGTGCAGCCGGTGGCGTGCGAGGGTGCGGGTGCAGGAGAGCGGGAGAGCGGGAGCGGTGTGGGCGGGCGAAGTTAGGCGAGGCTAACATTGCTAGGCTAGGCTGTGGGAATGCGTCCCCGCCCCTTCGTGTCCCAAGCAACGCGAAGCCGCCCCTCCCGCCCCTCTCCTGCGCCCCTTCCCTCACCCCTACAGCACCCCGTCACCGCGTCTCACCCCGTGCACGTTGCCGATTTGATAACGCCCTACAACATCAGACATGTGGAGTTGGCTCCTTTGGTCCTTCAATCTCGGCCCGAGCTCGGCAGCAAAGCAGCGCAACCAAGCCGGAACCGATAGGGGGGGAGGGGGTCCGCCTCTGTCTGAGAACTTTCGCTACAACTCATCCCCCCACCTGAAAATTTTCTCCGCAAATGGCCGCCCTCCTCTGTGCGCCCCCGCTTGCTACGCAGCCCACACAGGGCCGCGCTCTCTGTGCCTGGCCGGTTAGCCACACGCCACTTGACGGCCTGCTACAGCCACGCTACATCCATGGTGGGCTGTTAGTGGAAAGGACGTGAGCGTGTTGCTCCTGTGTGCGAAGCTGCTGTCTACACCCCTGGCGGGAGTACCAGTACAGCATCGTGTACAGCCGGTTTGCTTGTGCAGACTGGGCGTCCTTTCTGCCTCTACAGGTGTGTATAAAAATTGAACACTTAAATCGTAGGACCGCTACTCGTATGAAATTTACAGTGCATGAAAAGCAGATGAAGGCGCAGCTAGGCGTTGCGTATGATTTGGCCAAGTACACGGAAGGCGTGGACTACAGGCGGCAGAAGACCGGCTTTGGCAGCCGTGTCATGTTTAAAGCCGGCTTGTTTGATTTAAGCGCCGATCTTAACGCTAAAACCGCGGTTAAGAGCGATCTTAACGACTTAAGTGTAGATCATAGTGGTGAACCTACCGATATGATCGCTTTAAGTGTGGTTGATCCCAGTCTTGTGGAGCACAAGCAGGACATGGCGCCAATCATAATCAGGCCGGCGTCTCTTGATGGCAGCGTCAGAGCGGCCCGAGTGATTAAGAAGCACCAGAATCAGCGCTTTGTGGAGACGGACACGTTAGGCCGCGTCTTTGTGGGAGAGAAGGGCAACCAAATCAGAGTCAACCAAATCATAAATGTTAAGGATGGCGTCTTATTCTTAGCCAAGGTGGCAACCATACCTAATCACTAAGGACGTTCTTAACCAGTCTTAACCGGCTCTTAATCCAGTGTGTAGCCACACTAGATTAGCTACCTTAAGGCTGTTCGCGCTGCGAAGCGCAGCCCTCACTAACGAAGCTTAAACACTTCCGGTAAGGAGAAGCTTGGAGTCTGAGCATAGTACCCCCAAGACTGAGTGTTAGCCACCTAGAATTGGGGGTAGTGCTCAAAAGTGAAGCGTTACACTTCCGTATAAGTGTCGTTGTCGCGTCGCATATCATAGTCTTTGCCCATGGCTACCCGTTCAGCCAAGCATTACCTTTATCGCAGGTGACTATGCAGCACTCACTGACTCTTGAACGTCAGCGATCTTTAATCCGGGTCTAGAGGAATACCCGGAACCATGTCTTCACCGGTAGTTCCCTGTTTCAGGTTGACCTGCGGCTACGCGGCGCTTCCTATGTTGGAGCGCAACACAAAATTCTCAAAAACCAAACAGCATGTCAACCCTTGACGATCAAAAAGCCAAACTTTTCCAGAAGATTCTTACCTACCCGCTGCTTGAGCATCCCTTGATGCCAACCCCTGACGAAGCGCAGCGCCAGCGGATGATTGAGAACGTGGGCGCAGAGGAGGTGATGCGCCTCTTTCTCATGCGCGAGCAACGTGTCAGGGCTGAGCAGTCTGACCCTCACCGCTACGGAAATGAATTGGCATCTTGGCCTGACGCGGACAAGCTACTAAACACGCACAGTGAACTGCTTGTGCTTGGCGGAAACAGGTGCCTGGCAGGCGAGACGCTAATCTATGACCCTGTCGCAAACGTATACAGGCAAATAAACCAAATCACAGAGCCATTTCATGTTGAGGCATGGGACTTTGATCTGAAGAAAAAAGTACCGGCACGCGCATCAAGGCCCTTTCAGAAGCCAGTTGATGACTTATACCGTGCTGTTCTAAGCAACGGAGAACAAATTGAGTGTTCGGCAGCGCATCGAGTTTCAACTCCCTTCGGATGGAGTTCGCTAAAAGACATCGGGCTCGGAGGGCTTGTCTCTTCTCATCAGAAAGACGGAACTTTGACCGCTTTTTTCCTAGGCTTCCTTCCAGCATTTTTTGCTTACCTTCTTCCGTCCAGTTTGGGCACTTTCCTTTCAAGGATGCGCGAAGATGTGCTGCATTGGAGTCAAACAACTCAAGATTTTCTATCCGATTGTCCGTCTTCACGCCGTTTTTATGATGGACGACTTCTTGCGGTTCTAGCGTCCGACCAATGTGAGCTTCTATCACAAGCCGATGCTCAAGAATGTACGGAGTATACTTTCGTCGACGAGGATGGTCTGGCACGTAAATCTCAATGTACCCATCCTTATTTTGCAACCGGCCTCCACGCCATCCTTTGTGGAGCTTTCCGCTTCTTGGTCCGCTTCTGGGCAGTTGAATCCCGTACTCCTTGCACATCTTTGAAAGGAACGCAGTCGAGTACTTGTGACCGTGCGCAGCCTCAACTGAATCCAAAACGGACTGCAAAGTGTTTCCGCGAGCGATTGCTTCAGACAATTCGCGTTTTGATAGTAGGTTTTTTAAGGGTGGCCTCATGGGCGCTTACCAAACACAACGAACTCAGACTCGTCAAGGTTTATCATAAACGAAAGGATGTGGTGTGGGACATCTCTGTTGAAAGGTATGTTAATTACTTTATTGGAGGTGTTTTGCATAAAAATTCGGGCAAAACTGAGTACGCTGCCAAGCGGATCGCCCAGGCGTTTGTGGGTGCTGATTTAAATGGTTTTGCCCCGGACTGGATCAAGGACAAGTTTAAGAAGCGCGGCCTCAACATCTGGTGCCTGCACACGACTAACATGACCAGCGTGTCCATGCAGCAGAATGTGTTTCAGAAGTACCTGCCACCGGAACTCAAGGAAGCCAAGCGCAGCAAGAGCACCCAGGTTAGCTGGACCCAGAAGAACGGTTTCTCAGACAATACTGCTGTCTACAACGGCAACCAGATCTGGTTCCTGAACTACAGCCAGGACATTAAGGTCGTTGAAGGTGGCGAGGTAGACTTTGTCTGGTGCGACGAGCTTGTGCCGGCAGATTGGCTGGAGACGTTAAAGTACCGCTTGATTACCCGTAACGGAAAGCTGCTCGTCACCTTCACGCCCATCCTTGGCTACACGCAGACCGTGAAGGAGTTCATCTCTACCAGCCGCATTAAGACCTGGAAGGAGAGTGAGCTTTTGCCGCACAGCAACGTCATCGGCGTACCCAAGGGGCACATGCCCTACACCGCGGAAGGCGTCTACGGGAAGCACGCCTGCATCTGGTTCCACAGTAAACTCAACCCCTACAACAACTGGGAGCGGATGCAGCAGACCTTGAAGGGACGCAGCACTCATGACATTAAGATCCGTGCTTACGGCTGGGCAGAACAGACTGCCGGCAGCCAGTTCCCTATGTTTGGGGACAAGAATATCTTCACAGATAGCGTTACGGACCACTGTCCTGAAGGGACAAACTACATGGTGGCTGATCCTGCCGGCGCCCGAAACTGGTTCATGCTTTGGGCTAGGGTGGACGCGCATGGTACAGTGTGGGTCTACCGGGAGTGGCCCGATCAAAGCTACGGGGAATGGGCGCTGCCGAGTGATAAAGCTGACGGTCGTCCCGGCCCCGCACAGAGAAGTGGCGGCGGCCGTGGAATTAACGAGTACACTGAACTTGTCTGGTCACTAGAAACACATGATGACAAACGTGAGGAGATCGCAGAGCGCTACATCGACCCAAGAAGCGCAGGAACGGAGACAACGAGCAAAGAAGGAGGAGTCACCCTGTTGGATCTTCTTTTGGACGCTAGTGAACCTCTTTATTTCCAGCCTGCTGCTAGCGTATCAGTTGATGAGCGCGTTTTAATCGTCAATGACTTACTCTGCTACGACAGAGACGCGGATATTGACTCTGAAAAGAACCATCCGCGGTTAATGGTGCATGAAAGCTGTCAGAACCTCATTTACTCACTCAGAGAGTGGACAGGGCACGATGGCCAGAAGGGTGCCTGTAAAGATCCAATTGACGCTCTCGGCTATCTTGTGGTAATGCAACCTAGCCACACAGGAGCATTAAACAATTCGTGGCAAAAGTTTAATAAGTGCGGGAGCTATTAAAGGTATGTTGAACACAAACACAGACGTTCTGGCAATTGCCTCTGACAAGCCACATGTTGGAGAGCTTTTGAGTGAGTATAATCGTGCGATGATTAACTCTAGCCAGGGCAATCTGGTCACCAAGTTTGACAATATTCGCTTCTGCCGGTGGCCCGGTCAGACCGATGACGGCAAGAAACACTCTGAGAACCGTTCACAAGGTGACCCTGCTTGGCCGTTTGAAGGTGCTTCTGACGTGCGAGCACGCCTAATCGACGCTACCTGTAACGAGCTTACCTCCCTGCTTGTAGGTGCCTTCCAAAAGGCGGAGCTTCGAGCCAATGGCACGGAACTTACCGACATGCCGGTCTCTCAGATTGGGACAACCTTGCTTCGTTGGATTCGTGACTGCAAGATGCCCCAGCAGCTTTACAAGGAGGCTACCCTTGGCGCACAGTACGCACTTCAGTACGGCTGGAGCGCCTTCTTTGTGGGGTGGCAGCAGAACATCAGTGTTCGTACCCAAGAGATCTCGATGGAGCAGATCATGGGATTGGCGCAGCAATCAGGCAGCCAGGTTTTGATGGAGTTGCCGCAGTTGATTGTGAGCGCCCCGGAGCAGGCGGCAGAGATCATGCAGGCTGCCATGCCTACTCTGAAAGCTTCTGATGCCAAGCGCATGGTGCGTGAGCTTGCCAAGACTGGCATGACCTCCATGGACGAGGAGTACGTCAGTAAGAACTTACCCGAGATCGTAGCTCTTAAACCGTGGGATGAGATCATCTTCCCCCCTGAAACCGCGGACCTGCAACGGTCTCGGGTAATTTTCCGCAGAACTTGGATGTCAGAGGTGGAGTTGCGTGAAAAAATCACGACAGAAGGCTGGAATCCAGACTGGGTAGAGCGTGCGTTGCAGCAGTTAGGCAAATCCAGCAGCTACTACAACATCAACCTGCTCCCGACTACGACGATGATGGTTTACAACGGTGTAAACTACATGAACATGGTGGAGATCGTGTACTGCTACACCAAGAGCCTTGATGGTGATGCTCCTGCGATCTTTTACACTGTTATCTGCCCTCAGGCTGCGTCTAACCGGCAGTCCGATGGTGACTCGTGGGCCATTCACGAGCGTCTTGACTACGCCCATGGCGAGTATCCCTTTGTGGAGTTCCGCCGGGAACAGATTCGCCGCGCAATCACGGACACCCGTGGCATCCCAGAGTTGGCAACCACCGATCAGGACGAAATTAAGGCGCAGCATGACTCCATTCGTGACCATACAGCCTTCTCCACGCTGCCTCCGATCAAGGTAGTTAAGCGTGTAGGCGCCATCAACAAGATTGGCCCAGGCGTGTCGCTGCCGGTGACCAACCAGAACGATTACACCTTCATGGAGCCGCCGGCTCGTGAACCTACCGTAGCGTTTAACTTGATCCAGCGTGTTGAACAGCAGCACGCAGCCTACTTTGGAACGGCAAATCCCAACGTAATGCCAATGACCACCCAGATGCTTCAGCAGGCACTGGTCAACTCGTGGCTACTATCCTGGCGCTCAGTGTTCCGGCAGATGTTCTCCCTGTGCTGTCAGTACATGCCGCCTGAAGAGATCCAGCGCATCACTGGCGGGCAGTTGCCGCAGAACCTGTCTGAGATCCACAACGAGTTTGACATCAACGTCCGCTTTGACGTGATGAATTTGGACAAGGAATACATTGCGCAGAAAGTAGACTTCCTGACCAAGATTAAGCAGATGGATACAGGTGGAGTGCTTAATGCTAATCGGATTACTGAGATGCTGATTCAAGCTATCGCCCCAGAAATGGCCGGTGAGCTTATCATGAATCAGGAGCAGGCATCCCAAAAGATGTTTAAGGATGTTCAGACCGACATTGGCATGATGCTTCTGGGCAACGAAGCCCTGTATCAGGAGAACGATCCCGCGGCGCAGACTAAGATGCAGTTTGCCCAGCAGGTCATGCAGAACAATCCCAAGGCTCAGCAGGCGCTCCAGTCTGATCCCAACTTCCAAGCTCTCTTTGAGAACTATGTGAAGAACCTTCAGATGAGTGTCATGCAGCAGCAGAACGCTCAGATTGGCCGGTTGGGTGTAACTCCAATGCAGCAGCAACCGGGGCAGTAATATGACACAAAGCGAACGCGCAGCTTACGGCTTTGCCGGTAAGAACCACATGTGGGATCAAATCGTGGAGACGATCCAACAGATGCAGGAACAGCTTTGGATGTCCGCGGTTGGCAACAACAATAAGGGTGAAGATCGCGTTCACGCTTGCGGACAAGCAGATGGCGTTAATCTAGTTTACTCAACACTTTTAACATTAAGACAAGAAGCATTAAAACTAAATGGCTTGACTGAAGAAAAAGATTTGGCATAACGCTAATAACGGGCCTACCAGCGTTACTGGTTTGTATTGATAAGGAACTTGCGACCTTAACCGCATGAACGAAAACGAAGCACAGCCTGATTCCGGGAATCAGGAGGCAGAAGTAAGTCCCGTTGCTCAGAAACTCGGTTTAATGGATGAGAGAGATCTTAGCCATCTCTTGAAAACCAGCTTCCTTGACGAGGGGGAGGCCGCCCCGGCCACACAGGGGCAGGATGAGTCAGAAGCAGTGGATTCCTCTTCAGAGGACGATCAGCAGGCTGATGATGATTCCGAACATCACGATAGCAGTTCTTTGACTAAGGGCGTCCAGAAGCGCATCAACAAATTAGTTGCCGCGAAGAAGGCTGCCCAATCTGAATTAGAGTCGCATAAGGCGCGTTTGGCTGAGCTTCAGCAAGAACTTGAGACTGCAAAGTCTTCTGTTCCTGCAAAGCAACAAGATCAAACTGAGTTCTCGGAAAAGCTCAATACCTTTGAACAGGTAAAAGGCGAATACGATAAAGCAGTAGAAGTTTTGTTGTGGTGCGAAGACAACATGGATGGAGGCGTAATCTCTTTGCCCGATGGCACGGAGCACGAGCTTTCAGACAAGGATGTCAGAGCAATGAGGCGAACCGCAATGAAGCGCAAGGAGATTGAGCTACCGGCTCGTCTGAACTACCTGCAACAGCAGACCCAGGCAGACGCTCAGGTTGCTACTGACTTTCCTTGGTGGGGAAAACAAGAAACTGAAGAGTACCAAGTTGCTCAACAGGTTGTTCGTGATTTCCCTGAAGTAAAACGCAGACCTGATTGGAAGCATTTGACAGGCTTGATGGTACTTGGTGCAAAAACCTACGCAGAGGCAAAGGCAAAGGGCAAAACCCAAAGCCAGCCGATTCGCAGGGCACCAGTGCAACCAAACTCAGCAAAAGCCCCGCCAATGAGCAATTCTAATGGAGATCAGACAAAGGCTAAACAGCAGTTTGCAAAGACTGGTGGCAACCGTGATGGTTTGACGGACCTAGTAAAAGCAATGAACTTTGTTTAGTTCACTTAGTAAAACGCAGTAATTTTTTAATCATATGGCTTCTCTAACTGAACCTAATCTCTCGGGGCGCGGTAAGCGCGAAGACTTGATGGACATGATTGCCTTGGTTGACGCCAAGGACACGCCCTTCACGTCAATGGCAAAGAAGGGCTCCAAGCCCGGCAATATGTACTTCCGTTGGCAGTCCGATAGCCTTCCGAATCCCATCGTCGGTGGCACACCGGACGGTCTTGACGTGAACCTCACGACTGGCGTCAGCAACTACGTTGTTGGCTACCGTGCTGAGCTTGCTAACTTTGCTCAGATCTATCGGCGTGCAGTCCGTGTTTCCAAGCTCACTCAGGACATTGCTGATGTCGCTGGCGTGCGTGACGAACTGGCTGACAACGTTGCCAAGGCAATCACTGGGATCAAGCGTGACATGGAAGTCACGATGACCTCCAATCAGGTGTCCCAACTTGATACTGGCGACCAGACCACTGCCTACCGTACTGCGGGCGCGCAGACCTGGATCTCTGTTGCCGGCACGGGCACTCCGACTCCTGGTGATATTCCTTCCATTTTCCGCACCCCTTCTGCCTCTATTGTTGGCAGTGGCGCGGCTCTTGGAACGTCCCTGACGGATGCTGTTGTGCAGGGCCTGCTTAAGTCGATCTTCGACCAGACGGGGCACTACACGAGCTTTGACTGCATCGTTGGCACCGACCTCAAGCGCGCTTTCACCAGCCTACTTGGGACGACCAGCCTGACGACTACCTCGACTGTGGGCGTGACCGGCGCAGGCGCAACGAAGGTGCAGACCTTCCAGCGCGATGCCGCTGCTGACACCTACATCCAGTCGCTGGACGTGTTCCAGGGCGACTTTGGTACGGTTCGCCTCCATCCGACCACGTTTATCGGGACTGTGTCTGGCACGACCTACACGCCTACGGCGTTCAAGGGCCTTGTGCTTGACATGAACCTCATCGAAGTGCGTTATGGTGGCAACGTGGCACAGGTCACTCCGCTTACCGACAACGGTGGTGGACCCGGACGCCTTGTGGAAGCTGTTGCTGGTCTGGTTGTTGGGAACCCGCTGGGTCTCGGCAAGTTCGACTACAACAATGCTTAATCTCGGACGCGAGATCGGGAACGCCGCCAAGAGTCAATGGGCGTGACACTCTGGAGAGACAGAGACAATAGCGTCGAGCGACACCTGTGGCTCCAAATGGAGCCAAACGCTTCCAGCACTATGTGGCTGGTTGACAAGTGGTGTGACCCGCCGGAGAGACGGCACCCTTTCATCCAGACGAAGAACATTGAGTCTTTAACCAACTAGATTCCGACTGACTGCCGTAAGCAGTCGCTTTTTATGACTGTACTTCCAATACCAATAATTCCAGAACTAATTCAACGCTACACTGGGGTACAGGCCCCTGCTAACTTGGTGGCCCTAGCCGACAGGAAGCCCGCTAGCAGCGGTCCTGAAGGCACAGACGGGTCTGCCATGCCAGAGGACAAGATTAACCCATACAGTGGCATTTATGACGCAAACGGAAGGCTTCCTCTGGTTCCTGGTCCTGGCACAACTTTCATGGCTCGCGTATGATCAGTATCCCTGAAAATCTTGTTGGAGAATTGGAGAAAGAACTTCGCACCGGATGGGAGCGAAACAAGGTGCAAGCAAGAGTCGAGGCCAAGCAGATTGCCAAGTTCAATAAAGAGCGCCACAAATCTGTGGAAGGACTTGGGCAGAAGATAGCCACCATTCCCGGCACTGCTTATCACTTTTGGGGTCAGAAACTTGGATACGGATGTTGGAATGACAAAGCATTCATGGATGAGTTCTTGCGTGACAATCCAGAGTGTAAGGTAAATAGTGGCGGCGTTAAGGAAATCAGTGTAGGGTGGGCACCTCCAAGTAAATGAAGACCGTACCATTTAGCGCAATTCTAGCAGAGTCATGCCAACTTATTGGCTTGGATAGAAACACGCTAAATGACAAGTCATTCGCAGCTATTCGTGACTTCACGAACCGCCGGTTAAGCATGATCTGGGATCGGGAAGATTGGCCCGATATTCAGGAGATTCAGCAACTGTGGCCCGGCACTGCCATCACAAATGTTGTTGCCGCTCCCATTCCTGTTTTGCTGGAAAACGGCAATGAGTTGCTTCAGGAAAACGGAGAACCTTTGTATTTTCAGAATGCAGAGAATACCATTCCTGTAGTTATCACGCTTGATCCAAACTATCCGCGGATATACCTCAGGGACTTCTCTGAGCAGGCGTGGCAGAAGGGCACGATTGGTGAATCAAACATCAACATCATCAATCCGTTCTTCATCTTGAATGAAGAGGGCAATCTGGTTTCATCTGCCAAGACTCAGTACACGTTTGAGTACACTGTTGGCGATCCCACAACAGATCCGTACATCACTACAGTGACAGCGCAGATGGAGTGGGGCACACCTCAGTGGACGCCAATTAGCGGATCTACTCTGGAGTTTGTGAATAATCCACAGCCTATTGCAGTGGTAGCCGGGCAAGCCATTGGCTGCTGGACTGGCGATCCTCGCAAGGGCACTCGCAACCGGGATGAGTCCTATGTGGTGGAGAACATGCCCAATTTGGACACAAACACAACTGTGTCCACGCAGATCTTAAGCCAAGATTTGTTTGTGCTCAGGTTTGCCAACTTCAGCGCCAAGTTTGTGTTGCTTCGAGCAACCGCACCATTCTTGTTTGGCACAAGGTACGACCCAACATTGGCCTACTCTGCGGGCTCCCAGGTTTACTACGACCCGAATCAAGGAAGTTCCGCTTACTTTCCCCCGAATAAAACGCTCCCTGTGGCCGGCAACTTTTGGAACGCCTACTTGGCCGCTTCAATTGGCGTACTTCCGTCCAATCCTAGTTTTGCTTGGAGGCTGATGGAGCTTCCGTTCCGATTCAAGGGCTACCTTGTGAATGCTGTGAGTGCTGACTTCCTGCGCTCAGAAGGCCGTGCGTCTGAAGCGGACTCGCTTGAAGGCATGGCTGAGTTTGCGGTGCAGCAGCAGATTGATGTGTTGATTCGCCAGCAGGGTCAGATCCAACGCATGAACATGGTTTACACTTACTAGACATGATTACCAAATTCATAAGGAAACGTAATCAAGACCAAGCAAAGGCGTTCAATAAAAACTTTGCTAGAATTCAAGTTTCTGGTAGCAATCAAACCTTCAAGTTTAAGAAAACTGCCATCACACAAGGTGGCGGAGACTTGATCACTACTGAAGCTGGATTTACACTCACAAACGAAAGCGGCGACATTCTGACTACAGGCTAATATGGGCGACAAAATCTCTGCACTTCCAGCGGCAACTAGTGTTGACGGAACGGAACTTATTCCAATCGTCCAGGGTGGCACCACCAAAAAGGTCACTGGCCTCATTCTTCGCAACCCGGCCGGCGTTGCTGGCGGAGATCTGACTGGGACCTACCCTAACCCAACTCTAGCTTCTATCACGACTGCACAGGCTGGAGTGGGTTCTGGCTTGGCTATTCCGGTGCTGACAGTTGACGCCAAGGGTCGCGTGACCACTCTGGCCACGGTTGCCAATCCTGCGCTGACGAGCCAACAGATTGCTGGTCTTTCTACGGCAGCAGCTTCACCACTGGCCTCATCTGGAGTCGCTGGGACATCCCTCTTTGCATCTAGGGCTGATCATCAGCACGCCTATCCCACCGCGGCCAATGTTGGTGCACTTGGAGCTACAGCCGCGGCTAGCGGAGACTTGGCTGGAAACTATCCCGGTCCGACTCTTGCGGCGATTACAACCGCACAAAGCAACGTAGGCAACTCCACCAACATTCCGGTTATTTCTGTTGATGCTAAGGGCAGGGTGATCGGCCTTTCTTCTGTTGCCATTGCCACTTCAACATCGGCAATTAGCTCGCTCACCGGAGATGTTACTGCTGTTGGGCCTGGAGCAGCCGCGGCTACATTGGCCGCCATTACCACTGCACAAAATAATGTGGGCAGCGGCACTGCTGTTCCTGTTCTGAGCATTGATGCTAAAGGTCGCGTGATTAGCCTTGGATCTGTTCCAATCACTAGCGAGGCTGGAGGCACAGTCACCAGCATTACGGCTGGCACCGGACTTGATGGCGGCACAATTATTGAAAATGGCACAATTTCGTTGGCAGCCATTACAACTGCCCAGGTTGATATTGGCAGCACAAGCCAGATTCCTGTGTTGTCCATCAACGCGCAAGGACAAGTTACTGCACTTTCTTCCGTAGCTTTTTCGGGAGGAGGCGCTGCTCTTGCAACGACTGCTCCAGCGGCGCTAGCCACTTCAGCCGTTATTGGCCTTAGCACCTTTGCCGCTCGTGCTGACCATCAACATGTTTATCCTACCGCGGCTCAGGTTGGTGCTTTAGGAGCAACGGCAACTGCCGGGGGAGACTTGACAGGATCGTACCCTGTTCCAACTTTGGCTGCGATCACTACGGCTCAGAGTAATGTTGGCTCATCTAGTGTAGTTCCTGTTATTAGCATTGACGCAAAAGGCCGTGTGTCATCCTTGACTACCGCTGCTGTGGCTGCAGCTTCTGCATTTTCGGTATCAGCGTTGCAAACGCAATCGTTGACAATTGACGCTACTTTTGCACAGAAAATTGTGCCATTTAACGCATCTTCAAATGTTGTATTGACGCTTCCAACAGATGCGGCAGCAACAATTGCTTTTGGCTCCGAAATCCAAGTAATGAATTTGAGCACAAATCAGATTCAACTATCAAATAGTCCAACAGTTAATTTGAACTCGTTGAACTCTGCGTTTGGATTAACGTCTCCGTATTCAGTTGTAAAACTTGCAAAAATTGGAGCAAATAACTGGATTGCAAGTGGAGATTTGATCGCAGTTTCAGACGCTAGTTATTCTAGTGTTTCTTCGCTATTACATCTTAATGGAGCAAATGGAAGCACTGTTTTTACAGACAACGCCCCAACTCCAAAAACATGGTCTTCCGTTTCTTCTGCGGCTTTGTCAGACTCAAACTTTAGATTCGGAACAGCAAGTTTGTCGCTTAATGGCACATCTCAATACATTAGCACGCCGCAATCTACTGATTTTGATTTTGGGACCGGTGACTTTACTATAGAGGCTTGGGTTTACAGAAATTCAACAGCTGTATTCAGTATTTTTTCAAAACTCCTTTCAACAACAGTTTCATTGTATTTGTATTGTGGAGGTGCAGGAGGAACTCAGCTTATTTTGTATACTAATGGAGTAAACTTAAATGCTGGAAATGTTCCTGCCGGAGCATGGATTCATGTTGCAGCAACAAGAGCATCTGGCACAACACGAATTTTTGTAAATGGTTCCGTTGCTGGAACATCAACAGGTCAAGGAACCAGCGTTACTGTTTCAGGATCAGCATCAATAGGTGCTTATTTTGATGGAACAACGGCAAGTAATTTTGCACCTGGGCTTATTGATGAAATGCGCATAACAAAAGGGGTGGCACGTTACACTGGAGCATTTTCTCCCCAACTTTATCCTTTTTCCAATTCTTAATTTATGCCAAACATCAAGATCTCCGAACTGCCAGCAGCAGCTTCCGTAGCAACAACGGACGTGTTGATTGTAAATCAAGGCACGGACACAAAGAAAGCCACCTTGGCTCAGGCCCTGGTTGGCGTGCTTACGACTAGCCAGATTGCCGGGCTGGCTACCACTGCTCCTGCTGCACTCTCGACCTCTGCTGTCATTGGACTCAGCACCTTTGCTGCGCGGGCAGATCATAGGCACCTTCTTCCCACGGCTGGAGAGATTGGTGCGCTTACTACGGCTCAGATAGCGGGGTTATCCACCACTGCTCCAGCGGCGCTAGCAACCACTGCTGTGATTGGCTTGAGTCCGTTTGCCGCACGAGCGGATCACCAGCATGCTGGCAACTTTACCGATGTGCAGACATTCACTTCGAGCGGAACTTGGACAAAGCCGGCTGGTGCAGTTGCTGTAGATGTAGTGGTGATCTCTGCCGGCGGTGGCGGTGGGTCTGGGCGAAAAGCCGGTGTAGCATCTCAGGCATCAGGTGGCGGTGGTGGCGGCGGTGGATCGTATTCGGTGAGAAACATTTCTGCCGCGCTGCTTGGCGCAACTGAATCTGTTGCTGTTGGCAGCGGAGGCACAGGCGGCACTTCTGCAACCGGTAACAGCACAAACGGAAGCATTGGAGGTCCCGGAGGAAACTCTTCGTTTGGCACTTGGATTCAAGTGACAGGTGGCGGTGGCGCTGGGGCTGCAACAAACACAAGCGGCCCTGCTGGGGCAGGTTCAAGTTCCCGCGCCATGTTTCAGGGGGGTAACGGATCAGCGGGCGGCGCAGGGGCAGGGGCACTTACTGCTGGCTCAAATGCAAATGTTTCAGGCGCAGGAGGAGGCGCAGGAGGAGGGCTTCCTGCTGCTGCAACGGTTGGATTTACAGGGAGCGCGGGAGGAACTGCTCTTGGCAGTTGGTTTAGTGGCGGCACTGCCACAGGCGGAACAATTGGAGGCAACGGTGGATCAGCGCCAAGCGTCACAGTAGGTTTTGCTGCTAGTGGCAGCGCAGGCGCAGGCGGCGGGTCAAGCGTCACTGGCAACGCAGGCAACGGTGGAAATGGCGGGCTTTACGGCGGCGCAGGGGGCGGTGGTGGCGCAAGTCTTGACAATGTTGGAAACTCTGGTGCTGGCGGCAATGGAGCAGACGGCATCGTAGTTGTGACAACTTACTTCTAATATGAGATACGCTATTGTAGACGACCTTACAAAAGTTGTGTTGAACCTCATCCGTTGGGACGGGGTTACTCCATTTACGCCTCCTGCTGGCACCAGCTTAGTGAACGTAACGGACGTGCCTTGCAACATTGGCTGGATCGAGCAGCCTGATGGCTCATTCATTCCTCCTCCTGACGATGCCTCGTAAATCTACATCCCTATCCGTGGGCCGCGGCGAGAAGTTGCCTGTCTCCAGAGGGGCTGGGCTAACTGCCAAAGGTCGCGCTAAGCTGAACAAGGCTACCGGCAGCAACCTTAAAGCGCCTGCTCCGAATCCCAAGACCAAGGCTGACGTTGGCCGCAAGAAGTCCTTCTGCGCCCGCATGGCTGGTGTGGTGGCTAAGGCCAAGGGGCCGGCCGAACGAGCCAAAGCCAGCATGAAACGGTGGAAATGCTAATTATGGAAAAGTTCATTGAGCACATTCTTGAGCAGGCCGCCGGCCAGGGCCTGTCCATGGCATTCACAATTGTCGCCGTCTGGTATCTGTACGGCAAAATCAAGGAGTGCGAATTTGATCGGAAAGCACTCTGGGAGCGGTTAATTGAACACACTGAATCCAAATGAGCATATTCAAAACCTACCTACGTCAACCTTCTACCTGGCTTGGACTGGCTAAACTCGGCGCGGCAGCGGGGATCTATTCCATGGACATTGGCGGCGCTGCTTCAACGGCTATTGTCTCGTTGTTTGGGTTTATCGACGTCATCCGAAATGAGCGCCGTTCCAGCCAACCCAAACTTTGATCGGTCGCTGACGTTCGTGCTGGACGCTGAAGGAGGCTTTAGCAACCACAGGCACGACACCGGCGGCAAGACGAACCGCGGCATCCTGCAACGCGAGTACGACAAGTACCGGGATGACCGACAGGAGGATCGTCGCTGCGTGAAAGAGATCTCCGACGAGGAGGTCGAGGACATCTATTACAACGACTATTGGGTGCGCGGAAAGTGCTTTAAAATGCCTTGGCCGCTCTGTGTGGTACATTTTGACGGCTGCGTAAACACGGGCGTTGGGCAGGCTGCCAAGTTCCTCCAGCGGGCAGTTGGCACCAAGGACGATGGTGCAGTTGGGGCAAAGACTATTCTAGCAATGGAAGCCAAGATCAACGACATCGGCGTGAATGCCCTGTGCGCTGACATTATCGTGCAGCGGGACGGCTTTTATGATTTGCTGGCAAAGCTGGATGAAACGCAAAAATCCTTTAGTAAAGGCTGGGATAATCGGTTGGAAAAACTTAAAAAGTACATCGCATGAGCAAGCTAACTATCGCACTTGGTTCTTTCATGGGAGGCAGCAAAGACTACTGCCCGGATTGTGGCTGTGACTTGAAGTCAAATGGCGCCTGCCCTGAGTGCGGCTACGGTGAAGAGGACGACATGGAGGAAGAG